ACATTTGCTGGTGTTCTTAACGGTCGTATTCGTGTATACATCGATCCATATGCAACTGGTGATTACATCAACGTTGGTTATAAGGGTACTAACCCATATGACGCCGGTGTATTCTACTGCCCATACGTACCACTAACAATGGTCCGTGCAGTTGGTGAGAATGACTTCCAGCCACGTATCGGGTTCAAAACTCGTTATGGCATGGCGTCAAACCCATTCGTAGGTTCAGCACCTGCAGATGGTCTTGCAACAGCAAAAACCAACCAGTACTACAGAATCTTCCGTGTTGACAACATCTTGACATAAGAATCAAGAGTTTTCGGAAAAACTTTAGGGCGCTTCGGCGCCCTTTTTTTATAACCCATTGATTTCTAACAAAACAAAAATGCATTTAAAATGAAAAAAACCGTTGACATTTGATTCATTATGCCCTATATTATTAATATAAGATGAAAGGAAACAAAATGTCAAGAATCGTACACTTAGAAAATGGATCAGCAATCAAAGCAGACGTTATCGAAGCTTTTGATAAAGCAGTTAGTAATTCTGAAAATATTAATTCTTCGGGTGGTCTTAATTGGAATTTTGTTGATGCAGATCTTTGTTTAGATCTTGGAGATTTCTATTCAATGGATTATCTCTATGAGTGTTTCGAAGTTCTTGTAGATGAATTTTTTTCGTAAGGAGTATATAATGACTGATAAAGTAAAAGATATGATTCAATTGTTAGAAGATAACGGTGTACACCTAGACCTTAATTGGTTGTTTTATGGTTCTACAGAAGAAGCTCAGTTGAGGCTTCTTAATAAAATCTTTCGTGAAAAAGTAGCATAGGAGGTTAAATGAAATTATTTTTGGATATGGATGGAGTCATTGCTGACTTCTTTGGTTGTTTCATGGTTCTACAGAAGAAGCTCAGTTGAGGCTTCTTAATAAAATCTTTCGTGAAAAAGTAGCATAGGAGGTTAAATGAAATTATTTTTGGATATGGATGGAGTCATTGCTGACTTCTTTGGTGGTTTTGAAAAGAAATTTAATGTTAGTCATTGGAAAGATCTTGAGGATCCCCAGTCTAATGTTGAAAGTCTAAAGAATACAAATTGGTTTAATACACTTGAACCATTTGATACTTCAGCTAAGTTAGTAGAGACCTGTCGTAAGATAGCTGGACGAGATTATGGTATCTGCTCTTCTCCTATTTCAGGAGATGACCATAATTCATCTTATTGGAAACGTGTATGGTTAGAACGTCATGGCTTTATGCCAGAGGTACCTAATCTTATATTTACTCGTGAGAAGCATAAGTTTGCAAATGAGATGTTCACTGGAGAACCAAACATCTTAGTCGATGATAAACCCAGCAACATAAAAGAATGGATTGCTGCTGGTGGAATTGGTTTACTATATCAAGCAAATGAATCAGACGTAGATGAATTAATTAAAGATCTACGATTTGCTTTCAGTTAAAAGGATATAAATATAGGTATAATAATTACCGGAAAGTAATATGCCTACATTAAATCCTTCAATATCAGTAGAAATGGATACACAAGGTTCAGGTCTAAGCAACCTTAATCTTTTGCAGCCTTCTGCTTTTAAGTTAGTGGTGGATCGCAAGAACTATCCCAACTTAGAATTTTTTGCTCAATCCGTATTGCATCCCAATGTATCAGTTAATCCCGTAGAGGTACCATACAAGAGAGTATCTGGTGTACCTTTCGCTGCAGATAAACTTACATATGGTGAACTTACTACAATGGTAATTGTAGACGAAGATCTTAACTCATATACAGAAATGTATAATTGGGCCAATAGATTAGTAGAAGAGAATGAAATCTCTGCTACAGACAGAAGATCTTCAAAGATACCTACTTATTGTGATATCACATTATTGATATTAAGTAGCCACAACAACACATCCAGAACAATTAAATATATTGACTGTATTCCAACATCAGTGGGGGACATGGCTTTAGAATCTACTAGTGGAGATGTACAATACATTGTATTTCCCTGCAGCTTTAGATTCTCACATTTTGAACTACGCTAAATAATTTTATATTATGAGGATATATTATGGACTTAAAAACTATTCTTGACGAATGGAAAAAAGATAGTGTTATTGGTTCGGCACTGGACGAAACATCACGAGCCACACCTACCCTACATGCCAAATACCTTCAATGGTTATCAGAAGCCAAGCTGGCCAAGAAAAGAGCTGAGATCCAACAGAAGTTATTACTCAAAGACAAATGGCTTTGGTATAATGGTAAGATGTCAGAAGAAAGAATGAAAGAGTTGGGATGGGATTTTGATCCACTTGATGGACTCAAAATTATGAAAGGTGAAATGGATTATTACTACGATAGTGATATTGAAATACAACAGTCTGTAGAAAAGATTGAGTATTGGAAAACCATTGTAGAAACATTAACTGAGATAGTCAATAACCTTAATTGGCGACACCAGACTATCAGTAATATAATTAGATGGAAGACATTTGAAGCAGGTGGTTGATTATGTTTAATCATGTAGATCATGGTATTACTCTTCCTAAGATAACAAGGAAGACTACAAAGAAGGGTAGGAAGTATTTCACTCCAAGTGGAAAGGCCTATCCATCAATTACAACGGTTTGTAGTATTCTTAGTAAGGATAGTATTATCAAATGGCGTAAAAGAGTAGGTGAAGAAGAAGCCAATAAAATTTCTCTTCAGGCATCTACTAGAGGTACAGCAGTACATAAGCTGGCAGAAGATTATCTCAACAATGAACCTGATTGGGATAAAGATGTTATGCCAAACAATCTTTTTTCTTTTAGTCATCTAAAATCAATTATTGATGAACGTATCAATAATGTATGGTTTCAAGAAGAGTATCTCTATAGTGATAAATTAGAATGTGCAGGGCAAGTGGATTGTATTGCAGAGTTTGATGGTCAATTATCTATTATTGATTTTAAGACATCACGCAAACCAAAGAAAGTAGAATGGATTACGAATTACTTTATACAGGCTTCATTCTATGCCGCAGCCTTTTATGAAAGAACAGGTATACCCATTAAACAAGGTGTCATACTTATTACTGTTGATCATTCTGAGCCCCAAATATTTAAGGTAAATACTTTTGATTACCTACCACATTTTATTGACGTGAGAAAGAAATATAAGAATTTAAAGAATGCCTGATATTGTTTGTACATTAAAAGATTATAGTATGTTGTTAGTAGATTGTGAAGCCGGGATTGGGGCTGAACTATCCGACTACTTTTCTTTTTATGTACCTGGTTATAAATTTATGCCAGCCTATAAGAACAAAGTGTGGGATGGTAAGATACGATTATTCAATCGCATGAATGGAGAGCTCTCTGCTGGGCTATATACGTATTTGTTAAAGTTTGCAGCTGAGCGAGGGTATTCTGTTGACACTGAAGAGTCGGATCAATATGGATTTCCGATTCCTCCTCGAGAGCCTCTTCAATATGTGTCTGATTTACTAGCTGACGCAAAGCTTCCATTTCAGCCTCGAGAATATCAATACGATGCGTTTGAAACAGCCCTAACAAGAAGTCGAGCAATTCTATTATCTCCTACTGGTTCTGGGAAGTCATTTATTATTTATCTCATGATGAAATATTGGCTTCAGCATATTGCAGATGGTCCAAAAGCAAGTAGAGCACTAGTTATTGTACCTACTACTTCATTAGTAGAACAAATGTATCAAGACTTTATTGACTATGGTCAAGACCCAGAAGGTATTCATAGAATATATTCGGGTAAGGATAAAGTAACAAATAAATCTATTATTATTAGTACATGGCAATCTATCTACAAACTTCCAAGAAAATGGTTTGAACAATTTGGTATGATACTCGGAGATGAGTGTCATGGTTTTAAGTCCAAGTCTCTATCGTCAATTATGAACAAAGCAACCGAGGCTAAATATAGATATGGATTCACAGGTACACTAGACGGTACCCTAACACACAGATTAATGTTAGAAGGTTTATTTGGTCCAGTATATCATGTTACCAAAACAAAAGATCTTCAGGATGATGGAACTCTAGCACCACTAGACATTAATGTTCTTTTATTGAACTACTCAGAACAAACGAGGAAAGATTTTGGAAAGAAGACATACCAGGAAGAGATTGACTTCATTATTGGAAATGATACTCGTAATAGGCTCATTCGCAATCTCGCTTTGGATGCTAAGGGAAATACTCTCGTCTTATTTAATCGTGTGGACGCTCATGGAAAACCTCTCTATGATTTGATAAATAATAAGGTAGAGAAGGATCGAAAGGTATTTTTCGTTAGCGGTGAAGTAGCAACATCTGATAGAGAAGCTATTAGAAGAATCGTGGAGAAACAAAAAAATGCTATTATTGTTGCAAGTCTTGGTACCTTTAGTACTGGTATTAATATTCGGAATCTGCACAATATCATATTCGCTAGCCCATCAAAGTCTCAAATTAAGGTCCTACAGAGTATCGGAAGAGGGTTACGCCAATCCGATGACGGAAGAATCACAACGCTCTACGATCTAACTGATGACCTGCATTGGAAGTCCAGAAAAAATTATACTTTGGTTCATGGTGCTTTAAGGGTTAAGATTTATGAAAAAGAGCAATTCAAATATAAAATTGTTAAGGTAGATATTAATGACTGAACTCACAAACATAAAACAATTTAAATTAAGCAATGGCGAAGAAGTCATTTGTGAGGTGGTTGAATGGTCTGATGAAGAGCACTCTGATCTAGTCATTAGAAGAGCTCTTAAATTAAATGTATATGATGATGATACTAAAGGTGTAAGATATTATCATTTTAAACCTTGGATGATGTTGCAAGAGGGTGATGAAATGTTTATGACCCTTAATATTAATCATATTATATCCGAAGCAAATCCTACGGCTAAAGTAATTGCTAATTATATGGAAGCTGTAAAGAATGCAAACTTAACAGAAGAAGAAATTGCTGCGAAGATAGAAGAGCATATAGCTAAAATGAGAGCTCAAGTAGACGAAATTTCATATGCGCACGAGGATTCAGATTATGCTAATATCTTGATGTTTCCACATAGCGACCCCAAGAAATTACACTAGTATATCCCCCTCCTCAAAACC